ATCAGTTAGTCTTTCTAGACCTTGATAATCTCCACTGTCACCATTACTTCTTTTAATTCCAACAAGATTAGACACAGCGCTATCATCGTCAAGTATGGATATAGGTGCAGACATTGAAGTCCTACGCCATATACTGTATTCGTTGATAGTGACAGCATTGCCAGAATCGTCTGCTCTTTGGTCTACCAATATATTAGGTACGAGTATATCATACTCCGAACTTGGTCGAGTAGAAGATAGTTTAAGAGAGCCAGGATAGTCTGACAATGCAATACGAGAATTGAGATCATCAACAAACGTATTCATATCGGTATCATTTAGTTCGTAAACATTTGTTCCATAGTGTGCAACGGGCCTACGAAAGTCACTGTCTGTTTCAGAAGCAGTTCCGTTTATTTGATACAGATTAGTTGTTGTCGTAACAACAGAAGACTGATCATATGGGTGAGTTCCGACAGGTTCAGGATAGTAAGTGTCGGTCAGAGAACCAAGTGATCGGTTTCCAGCGGCAGTAGTTGTTAGAAGTCCAACGTCCGAACTGTCGGCAGAACCGTTGTGAAGGCCAACGAGATACGCTACGAAGTTTTTCTCCGCAGAACTAATCTGTTGTAATGCACCGTCTTGATTTTTTAATTTTAACGGTAATGCCTTATTATTGGACATCTGTCTTCCTTTAGTTCAGAAGAGTACCGCTCTCATCGTATATCAAGACAGCTCTTCTTGCTAATTCATTTAACGCTTTTATTACGTTACCGTTTGTTCCTGCACTGTCGAAGAAACCTCCAGCAGTTGCACTATCCAAATTATATAGTTGACCTACTCTGGTATCTAAGTTTGCAATATTGACAATATTGGTTTCAACTGTATCTTTTACTGTTTCTATTTCAGCAACTGCAGAATCTAGTTCGGTGTGAATTTCATTCAAAGATCCAGCAACTGTTTGACTAGAAGTTCCAAGGGAAGAATCTAGACTCAGTGGATTAGAAACAGAGATGTTGTTATCACTCAGTGTGAATCCAAGGTTTGCTGCAGCAACACCACCGCCGTATATCTCTAGATTGCCAGCATTATTAGTGAGTTTACCGTATTCAGCAGAACCATTCTTAAAGATAACATTGTCACCATCGGCATCAAGGATAATATCGCCAGGAATATCAAATGTCAAACTACCAGCACTTTGCGTATGTGTTACATTACTAGGATATGTTACTGAGTAATCAGCATTGTCTGCAAGAGTGTGAGTTACAGTATCAGCACCCGCACCGTTCTTAAATACGATGTCGTTGCCGTCTGCATCAAGTGTAATATCACCTGTTGCATCGAGCAATACATTACCAGTAGAATATACAGACAAATTGCCTGTTGATGTCATGGTCTGACCACTACCAGTCAAATAATAACTGATAGCATCGGCACCATTCTTTTGCATCTTGATTGTGCCATAATTGGTGTCAAGGAAGATCTCATCTTCAGCGTCTATCTTGCAATGCGAAGTCGCATTGATATCGAAGTCACCCGTAATCTCCATCGATGGAGTTTCATCTAGACTCCATTGGATACGAGTATCACTGTCATTCTTGAAGTAGATATCACTTGACCCACCAGCATCCAATATGATATCATTGGTTGCATCTACAAAGAAATCGTTGTTAGTAGATACCTTGACATCATTACCTGCATCTAGCTGGATGTCGGTACCAGAGTTTTGATTTGTACTAATCAGAAGTCGAGCTTGAGTTTCGCCTGTAGCTCCAGTAGGATATAAAATCTCACCAGAAGATGCATCAAAGACATTTTCAATTTCATTGATTGCCTGAACAACATCACTATCACCATAGGTGGTTAGACTGGCAGGATCACCAATGTTATATGAAACAGTGTTTAAATTGTCTCTTAGAATCTTAAACGAATCGCTTAGTTTTGTAAACGGTCTGGCCATCTATAGTTTCTCTACTATTTGGGAAAGTAAGGACTTGATATCGCTCATGTCTTTCTCAAGACTATCTACCTTGTCTTTCAGATTTTTTTCTTGTTGGTTTTTCATTTGACGAATACGTTTTTGTTCACGTAACTTATTCACTTCATCTCTATTTATAAACAAAATGGCACCCGTATCTGGATCTCTCGCAAGATCGGGTTCATCTTTCACAGGTTGTAACTTTTTCAAATCCATATTATATCGCCAGTGCAATTACCCTCAAGTCACGGAAACTTGGAACTCTTGCTGAGTTTGTTGATCTCATAACAATCTTCAACTGGAACTTCGTGAACGGTTCTAGCGCTCCTCCATCTCCACCGATCAGATAACGATATTCAGAGAATATATTAACGTTAGTATTCGGGGAGGGACTTGTCTGAGGAGTAACTATCGTCCAACCCTTTCTATTCAAAGGATCACCCTCTTGTGCGGTTCGATAGTACAACTGGAAGTCTGCTTCTGGAGGACGGTTTGCCGCCAACATTATTTTCAAACCAACAGCGTCAGTTGCTAATGTAACTTCCCGAGTAACATGCTTTGCTGATTCCGTTCCATACTTAAAGTTAGTTTCTGGAATGTATGTCAAAGGTGCATGGAAACCAGTAGAAGATACACTATCCTGTCTGGAAATCATATAATGGAATGTGTTAACCGTAGACTCACCAATGTTTATCACTGGAGAGATGTATGGGTTAGCACTTCGTAACACAACTTCAAAATCAAGTGACCTGTTTCCACTAAGAGACGCCACTTCGTTTCTTCGGTTGTAAATTGCCTTTGGTTGAGAGAAATAGTTTCTCTTATTGTTCTCTATGATAGAGTAGTTGGTGTCTTTCACATAACGTGTTTGAGCACCAGCCAAAGCCTGTTGAGATGTTGTCTTAGCGTTAACCGTAACGACAGTATCATCAAAGGTGGTTATATCCAACTCTGGACGAAGCGCTTCGAAGTTAAGGTTTCTTGAGGAAGTAACACTTGTTCCTCCAAACCATTTGCGTGAAGTAGCACTATCATCTGCAAGGAAAGTGTAACTAGTGTTGTCGTAACCAACAACTGTACGTACACCAACAACAGATGCACCAGTCAACCCATTACCAAAGTTAGTAGCGGAATCGATTCCACGAATCCAAGCTTTATCACCTGTTCGTAAACCATGTCCACGCATCATAACACGAACAACATTAGATCCAGAGTCTACTACGAAAGGATCTTTATGAAGTGATTTAGGTGGAAGGTTAACATTGTGGAGATATGCCCTACCCGCACTTGCAAATTTAGCAATCTTGATTCGATAAGCCAAGTCAACATTGCTGGCAGGTTCCCAAGTTCTACTGTTCTGAGACTTGAAGAAAGAACCCAAAGTAGGTTGTTGTGCAATGAACGCTTCATTTGAGTTAAGTTGATTTTCTCCAACAGTCGCAACATAAACGTTGTAGTTAGGATCGTTTCTTTCTGGAATCAGTACGATTGCATAGTCTGTTCCACCCGAAAGGTAAACAGGTTCACGGAAAGTAAATGTTGTTCCGTTTTGCAACATAGTCTTGTTGTTAGATCCTGAAGGAACCAGATTCACCTGAGATGCACTCAAACGAACTGTAGCTATTGCAAGACTAGAGTGTGGAACACCGTTCACTGTTGGACGAAGTTCCATTCGCACACCAGCTTCACCTTTACTAGCAAAGAACACTTCAATAGAAGTCACGAATCGACCTTCTTGTTCTGGAACCTCAAAGGTTTGTGCTACTGGATCATAATAAACCCTACCAGTATCGTCACCATTGAATGAAGACATTGCCCTACCAATAATATAACTCAAAGACTCTGCAACGTCCCCTTCAGCGGGTGCGGTCTGAGTTACATCGGCAGTATCTTTCTCTGCACTTGAGTTTCCTCCGGCTGGAGTGTCAGTATCAGAACTATGATCTTCTACATAAGTTGTTGCGCTTGCATCAACATATCTGAACCTATCATCGGCAGTTGTGTACTCCCTGTTGTCAGTGGTGTCGGTTGACAACGCTGATATTTGTTGTGCTTCTTTACTGGAACTAGAAAGAATGACATTACCATCTTCATCATAAGAGGGATAGAAACTAACTCCGCCGCCTCCAGAAGATCCACCAGTTTGATTACCTCCACTAGTAGTTGTACTTTCTGTACCAATAATTTTTAGAGTTCTTGTATAAGTAACATCCTGAGTCTTTTTAGTCAGTTGTCCAGATGCTTCATACATTCCTCTCGCAAAAGAAAGAGAACGACCAAGATCTCTTGCGTTAGTATCTAACAATATAAATTCTTTTATGCCAGTAGCGAATCGCATCACATTGTTATTTGGTATTTCGAAAGAACCTTCAACAACACCATCATTATTAGCGATTAAGTTGGACTTTCCTTCACTGTGTTCATTAGTTATCGAAGCAGCACCGTTCTGGTCATTGTTTCCTGCAGCTTCTTGAGTGTTAAGGGTATTAACGTCCTTGAAAGTTTCTTCTCTACAGAAATTACTTACATTCACATTGTCAAAGAATGGGAAGTATTGAGTGTTTGGACGTAAACCAGTCGCCTTGAACAATACTTTTCTAGAACGCATCCAAGGAATGACAATGGTTTGAACAACGTTTGTTCCAATAACGTCTCGTATAGTAGATTCACTGGCAACACGGTTAACTGTAGTTGTAGTGCGTGTAATCTGGTTTCTATCATCATTACCACTACTTCCGCCATTTTCAAACTCGTTTATAAGATCAATAAAAGAATCTTTAATAGAACTTGTATCAACTGAAGTGCTTCCGAGTTCATATATTGGCCAAAGATCTGCTAGTCCATTAAAGTCAAAATCTATAGAAGTAGAAGATGTTGAATACCAAGCTCCACCATCACCAGAATTATCGGTTAAAGCGGAAATTCCATCACTGGCGGCATCAATAGCTGTTCGTAAGAATCCAGTTGTACCCCCTTTGGTTGCAACGGTAGTACCACCCGCTGATACAGAGACAGTACTTCCATCTTCATACCAGTAGTAGGCATCCTCGACAGGTGGTAACATCCCGCTAAGTTGTTCATGACCAAATCCTAAACCATCATCATCTTTATCGTCTGGAAGGTCAAAAATTGGAAAATCATAACTAAAGGTTGTCGAAAATGAACTGGTGTCGCCGACTTCTAAAGTGCTTGGATCCACACCGAACCAACTATTTTGAGAACTGTTCCAGTTTTTTGCATCCGTAAGATCTAAAACAGTACTTTCGTTAAGAACATTCTCACCAACAATTTCCACATCATAGAAACGATCTACCGATGGAGAAAGTTCTAAGTCGCCTATAATTTGAGGAACAAAGAAAGGCGATAAGTTTTCTGTATTAGAAGCAAGTTCTTGAGCCTGATACACCAAACTATTATAGTTGAGAGTGACCAAATCACCACTAATCGTGGTTGTGTTTGCGGCTTCTGCGGAATCGAAATAAACGTCAATAGCGTCTTCTAACTTGTCTGGAAATAGACCACCATCAACGTTATCGATTGATGCTCTATATTCAGGACTTGAAGCTGCCGAAAACTTATGATCCTTGAAACTGTCAACAAAGAAACCAGACTTAGTTCTATCAAGACCATTAGAGTCTAACACAGACAAGAACTTTGTATTCAACTCAAGAAGAGAAAGAGTGGTCATTTCTTCAAGACGATCAATACGATCTTCTAATGCTCCAATCTCTTTCATTGTGTATCCCCTACGAGGAATAAGGGTATACTTCATGTCTTGAGAGTTCAAGGTATTTGGATTCAACTTGATGTTGTACAGATCCATTTCATCTGCACGAACAGTTGGGTACTTGGGATTTAAACTAGAAATTCCCTTCAGGTACTTGAGTTCAGAGTTCTTCGTGATTACTAACTTATCTTTTCGTGGTAAGTAGTACTCTGCCTTAGTTTGAACCGTATCGGTAGGAACAGGAAGAGGCGGTATAGTAGTAAAGTTTCCAGAACCGTCAGTCGAAGGACGGAAGTCAAGAAAGTCTCTAAGGTTAACTTGAATCGTATTGGTTTTCAAGGCAGGTATTTTGTTATAGTCTACCTCACCGTCATAAGAGTTTACAGCATAGAACTGACCCGTGACAGAAGGAGCAAAATACTTAAACCTTGCAAATACTGGTTGATTTGCACTGTCAAGACCACCACCAGTCCAAACTAATCGACCATCCCCAACAAAACCTTCACGTCCACCATCATCAAATAGGAAGTGAGGAAATACGTCCGTTCCATCCGAATCTACTGTCGTTATTCGTGACACGCTATAGATGTCAGACTTACCAAATTTCAGATACCGAACACCATTTCCGTCTGAATCCATGACAGAAGAAACAGTAGTTTCGGTAAGAGTCTTGGTCTTAACACTTGCGTTAGTCTTTGATACAAAAGAAAGTACTTCATATCGCCGACCATTCGTTAATCCTGTAATAGAAATCTGTTTGTTTCCGCCTGTGATAGAAGGAGTAGCAGAAGGATCAACAAAAGAAGTTGAACTAGACACAACAATATCATTTTCGTTTACAAAGGTTTCGCCAGCATCAGTCAGCGTAAGAGTATGACTAGTTCCAGAAGCAGTGAACTCATACTTCTTCATAAAAGTATAAGAGACTTCAGTAAATGACTTAGGTCTTATAATAGGAGTTCTAGTCAACAGTCCATTTGCTTTTGGTTCATGAAGAATGGTTTTATTTAAAAGAGTTGGATGAGTTGCACTATCCAACAAAACAAGACGAATCTTGTCACCATTTGCAGCTTCAATTCTTTTTACGTCTTGTAAAGAATAGTTGTAGTTAGTTCTCTTGATATTGAACAGGTGTGCCTTATAAATAGGATTCGTTTGGTAAGTATATTTTCCAACTCTTCGGCGGTTATATCCTTCGGTAATTGCACGAATATTTGCAGTACCAATTATATTTCCAGCACCACTATCAAAACTGTCATAAAGAGTGACGCTCTCAGCAGTATCAACATCCAACATACCTTTTCCACTATCAAAGTAATAGTAGTTTCCGTAGTTGATGCCAATCTGTTCGTCTTCGTCAACAAAAGTATCGGTTGCCTTTGGAATGATTAGTGTCCAAGGCGCTAAAGTTTCAAGTCGGCGTCCGTTAAGATAGGCAATACCAGGCTCAACCTTCATTCGAAGAGTTGAAGTCGAATTGTCTCCGTTCGGAGAAACCCGCAACTTCCAGTACTTCTTAATAAAGTCGCCGTGAATTTCTTTGATTCGATGATTGACAAGAGTTTCTACTTGATCTTGAGATGCAATAGAAGTCATGGTGTGGACTAACAGTCCAGCTCTTACTCGACAGAAATAAACAAAGGTATCTCCAGTTTCAATGTCTTGTCTTCGGGTTAATACAAGTCGTATACGATATCGATCTGCTCCAGGCGAAGAACGGTTTGGAGTTATGTTTTGGTTGTCATAAAGAGCATCCGTATCAGAAACCGTTACGATGTCTTGTACAATTTTAAATCCAATATCCGCACTTTTGTCTTTTTGATACTTTGACAAAAATATAGTTTGCTTTGGTGCAAAGACAAAGTGTCCCTGAGCATAAAACTCACTTGCTCCAATAGAGATAGTACTACCATAACCGACTGCTGGGTTTGCAATAGTGTTAGTGGTCTGAACAGTAAGATTGATCGCACCGCCATTTGATAATACTTCGCCAGGCGTTACCTTTGATGCAGAAGTTTTGGTTTCGGTTGCGGGATCAATAGTATTGGTATCATCCAAGTACTGAACATACAATGTATCTGGATCAGTAAATCCATCTGCGTTTAATTCAGAAGCGACAGCCTTGTGAATACGAACCTTGATACCAGATGCGCCAGTAAGAATAACGTTTTCTAATGCAGTGACATCATCAAAAGAATTGTTTGCGTCATTAGAAATCTTAATGAAAGGGTAGGCATTGTTAATAGAAACACCACCAGCTTTAGTGGGTACACCGTCCTTTCCGTAGATGTTGTCTGCAAACCTTTTGATCTCTTTCTGAATGATGGTTTGCATCTGAGTGAGTTCTCTCGCCTGCAGTGCTCTACCAGCATTGAACAAGATACGTGAATAGTTATCACTATCTGTATGATCGTCCTTATACGTTGATCTAAAAGTTTGTTCAGTAAAATTAATTGGCATCTCTTAAATCCTAGATAGTAATTACAATTTTTAAGTCTTCGGTCTGATCAGCAGAACGTGTTACAGCAGAACGGTTATCAATATATAGGAGTTCTCCCGTATAAGGATTTACATCTGCAGAGTCTATTGATGAAATGGTTCCACTCAAAGATTCATTACCCACAATACTGATTTCTTCTCCAGTTTCAAAAGGTGTAAAACCAGTTGTTTCGTTTTGATGGAAGAAAAGACTATCTGAATCGTTGGTGTCGTCAATGATTGCTAGTGCACCAGATGTTCCTCCAAGTACTTGTCCTCTTTGAACCAGTGCCTTAGTGAATCCAACTCCGTCATGTACAATCTTTCTTACTGCTTGTGCAGAAGCGGATGTCAACAGAGTTCCTTCTGAACTATCAGTACGTGGATTACGTAACAACAGAACTTGTCGGAAGATTTCACTACCCAAGATAAAGTCATCATTCTCTCTTCCGTCTGGTTTAGTGTTAAGCATAACACCACTTGCTTTCAAATCAATAACTGGATTTGATCCCATACCTTTTGGATTGGGTACAATGATAGGACGTACAGTACATGAGTCACCGGTGCCATCAATAACAACATTTGCATAATCATAGTTTTGTCCAAAGTAAGACGCACCAGAATTACCAGCAGAATCTTCTTTTACTTTAACGTCTACAATAGTTTCACCTGCACGAACTGCGTATGCAGCCGCATTCTGTCCGTTACCTATAATAGAAACTGTTGGTGTAGAAGTATATCCAGATCCGCCATTAGTTACCTTGTAACCAACGATCTGACCTTTAACCGCATTGTTTTGTACAATCTCTTGTTGTAGATCTTCAGCAGGTGAATCCGAGTCAGTTGAAGCAACATATCTGATAGGCATAAACGCAGAAG